CGGGGTTATTTTTGCGTTTGAGGACAGCAACCCCGGGTTTTATTGGGATTGGGATGAAACCCAGCTTAAAGGGAAAACGGTGGGCGCGTTGTTCCGCGATAAGGAATGGAAAATGAACGGGAATTCCGGCTGGACAACGGAATGCTGTACCATGATTACCGCCGACGATGTGCGCCAGAACCGGTTTAAAATGCCGAAAAGCAAGCCGCTTACGGAAAAAGCAGCGCCGAAAACCAGCGGTATGGATTTTGAAGAAATCCCGGACGATGACGAGCTGCCTTTCAAGCTGTAGGGTGCAGCCATGCCTACATACTCACATTTTGAAATAGACCGCACGTTATCCAGCATGACGGTACTGGTAGATACCCGGGAGCAGGAAACCCCTGCTCTACGGGCCCGCCTGGAGGGGTTTGGCTGCCCTTCTAGGCGATACAAGCTGGATTATGGTGATTATTCCTGCGAGGTTACAAAACCAGACGGAACGCTCGTCAGCGCGGCCCCAAAGGTATGCGTGGAGCGTAAGATGAACCTGGACGAATTGTGCGGGTGCTTTACGTCCGGACGTGAACGGTTTGAGCGGGAATTCCTGCGGGCCAGAGAGGACGGGGCCAAGGTGTATTTGCTGGTCGAAAACGCCAGCTGGGAAAAGGTATTGTCCGGAGCCTACCGCAGCCGAATGAAGCCGGAGGCATTGACAGCCTCCCTGTTGGCGTGGTGCGCCCGTTACAGCCTGACCCCGGTATTCTGCGCAGGGCGGTCAACAGGGAAGCTCATTGCCAAAATTCTGCGTTATGAGGTCAAGATCCTGTTGGAACGGGGGGAGCTATAAATGCTTGAAAACGGATTCATAAAGCTGCACCGGAAAATCCTCAAGTGGGGATGGTACGATGAACCGTACACATTGAAGCTCTTTCTTCATCTGTTGCTGACCGCCGGAATAGAGGATGACAATTGGCATGGAATAATAATTCCACGTGGAAGTCGTGTATCATCTTACGATAAATTGGCGCAAGAGTTACATTTCACAAAACGTCAATTTCGGACATGCTTGAGCCACCTTGAAGCGACAGGCGAAGTGACACACTCTTCAACGTCAAAATTTACAGTGTTTTCAGTAGTTAATTACGATATGTATCAAACCGAGAGACACAGTAAACGACAAACGAAAGGCACACGATGCGACACACGGGCGACATACGACCGACAACAGTATAAGAAAGATAAAGAAAGCCAAGAAGATAGGGCGACGGCTTCCGGCGCAGATGCGCCGTCGCCCGCACCACGGGAGAAATCCATCTATGAGAGGATGCGGGAGTGATGGGGTACACGTTCAAGGCGGATGATGTCTATGGGCTGGCCTCAAAGCTCGGATCGGACGTCCGGGAAAAAGGAAACGAGCTGTTTTTCCGGAACTGCCCATATTGCGGCGGAGGAAATGGGCGTGACCGGGATACCTTTTCGGTGAACCTGGACAACGGAACATTTCACTGCTTCCGGTCTGGGTGTGGAAAGTCCGGCCATTTCGTGGAGATGGCGCGGGATTTCGGATACCCTCTGGATTTTGGAGATACCCGCCGCCGGGAATACCGTCCGCTGCCGCAAAAACCATTTGAAGTGCGGGAACCAGCGGTGAAGTATCTATCCTCCCGTGGGATCGGCCCGGAGGTAACAAAGCGGTATCGTGTGACCACCTGCAAGGACAATCCATACATCCTGGCTTTTCCATTCTACGACGAAAACCACGTCCTGCAATTTCTAAAATATCGCCGAACCGATTTTGACCGGACCCGGGATAAAAACAAGGAATGGTGCGAGAAGGATACGAAACCGATCCTGTTTGGAATGGATCAATGCGAAGGCTTCCAGAGGCTAGTTATCACCGAAGGCCAAATCGATAGTCTGTCCGTGACACAGGCCGGGATTCCAAACGCTGTCAGTGTCCCCAACGGCTGCAATGGGTTTACGTTCCTGGAAAATGTATGGGACTGGATCGTGAAGTTTGAAGAGGTTGTGGTATTCGGGGACTGTGAGGGTGGGAAAGTCACCCTTCTGGACACGCTGCAAAAACGGCTTCCAAACCGTGTCAAGGCGGTGCGGATTGAGGATTATCTTGGGGAAAAGGATGCCAACGATATTCTGCGGACATATGGCCCGGATGCCATACGCAAGGCCGTGGATAATGCCAAGGTTCCGCCGGTATCTCATGTCAAGGAACTCGCCGATGTCAAAGCGGTGGATATTTACAAGCTGCCGCGGATATGGACGGGAATACCTGAGCTGGACAAGGTGATCGGGGGCTTATTCTTTGGTCAGGTAACACTGCTCACCGGAAAAAGAGGCGAAGGGAAATCCACTTTCATGTCCCAGCTTATGGTGGAGGCCTTGGATCAGGGATACGCCGCATTTGCCTATTCGGGTGAGTTGTCCGATTATCACTTCAAACGGTGGCTGGATTTTCAGGCGGCGGGGCCGGATAACATTGCGACAAACACAAACGCATTCGGCGACGAAACCTATCTCATTACCAATCCGGTGGTTGAAAAGATCAATGCATGGTATCGTGGCAGGGCATACATATACGACAACGGTGCCGTGGACATGGAGGATGAATTGGAGGGATTGCTGGAAACCATGGAAAACGTGGTCAGGCGCGTTGGGGTCAAACTGGTGTGCATCGACAACCTGATGACCGCAATGGACGTGGGGGTTTCAGATAATCTGTATCAAGCGCAGTCTGCTTTTGTGCACAAGCTCAAGAGGCTAGCTGTGAAATACGATATAGCGGTGGTCCTGGTAGCACACCCCCGAAAATCCAAAGACAGCTTCACGAACGACGATGTATCCGGCAGCGGTGATATTACCAACCGGGTGGATACAGTGCTGGCTTATTCCCGGAATGCATCCAAAAACGAGGAAGACTTGGAAGATTGCGACAGTCATCTGGCGGTGACGAAAAACCGTATGTTTGGTAAGCTGACGAAAACGAAAGAGCCGATAGAGCTGTACTACAGTCAGAAATCCAAACGGATTACAAGCAAATCCGGGTTTGTGGATGGGCCGAAGCGGTATGGGTGGGAACAAGTGCCGACACTGTATACAGACTTTGAAGAATTGTGAGGAGGATATGATGACATATCTGGATATTGTCTCCTTTGTCAGTCGTGGCGAGCCCTTGCCTCCTTTTCAATCCCTGCCGGATCGGCTTTGTTATGGCTGCCTTGCAACGTTAAAAACAGAGTATGAGCAGCACGGTTTGGACGAGAAGCGAGTTAAAACCGGAAAGCGGGAAATTCGGCGTGCGCACGAGGAGGCCAGCGAGGCATTCCGGCTCTACATGGCCGTGTACAAGGAGTACAACGACAACCGGATACGGGCGGGTGGAATCATCCGGAATGTTCTGGACGGGGTAAAAGCGGGAAATCCGGATTACAAGACGTTATTTTTAATGGCAGTGGATTGCATCGGACTCATCAATGCTGATAATGTCACGGTTAAGTTGATCCGGGATGCCGTAAATTTTCATTGAAGTGACGCCATGTTAAGCACATGCGAAATCTGCTGTATGGGGTCGCAATATCTCGCACGGTAATAACTGGACTGACTAACCCCCACGGAGTAGCTACCCGTGGGCAGAGGATACCGGTATCCTCCAAATATGATTTTGGAGGACAATCAAATGCAAACCTATGAAGAGCGCACAAAAGACAATCCGTATAAGATCGATGTATTCCGAGCGAAACAGCAATTGCCCTATGAGGCCAAAGTGCAGCACGCCAAAAATCGGGCCTGGGAGTTTTACGAGCGTATGGGCGGGAATGTCTGCGTGAATGTCGGAGGGCTGGATAGCATTACCCTTCTGCTGTTCTTGAGGCATATCGGGATCGATGTGCCAGCCGTTTCCGTGTCCTCTCTGGAGGACAAGAGTATCCAGCGAATCCACAAACAACTTGGCGTGATCCGCCTGAAAGCGGCTTTGAGGGATGACGGCAAACCGTGGCGGAAGGTCGATATCATCCGGGAGTTTGGCTATCCGGTATTGTCAAAGGAGATTGCTGGAAAGATCGCCCTGCTCCAGCACCCCACCCCCAATAATGCGACTGTCCGTCATGCCATTATCACCGGTGAGACCGGAGAATATGGAGGGTATAGAAAAGGCAGCCGCATGAAGATGTCACAGAAGTGGCTGGAACTGTTCGGGGGGCCGGAAAACGAGAATGAGGGTACGAATTACCGAACAGCGCCGTTCAAAGTATCGGATAAATGCTGCCACTATCTCAAAGAAAAGCCATGCGACGATTATACCAAAGAGACGGGACGGGTGCCCTATCTGGGGTTGATGGCCAGCGAGGGAGGGCGACGGCAAAAAGCCCTGATGATCCACGGTTGTAATTATTACGGGAAATCCACGACCAGGAGCGCCCCGTTTGCGATATTTAGCCGTCAGGACTTGCTGCAACTCGCTCTTGACCTGGATGTCCCGGTGCCGGAGATATACGGAGAGATCGTCCGGGACCCAGATGGCACCTTGCGGACAACGGGAGCGCAAAGGACCGGATGTAGTATGTGTGGATTCGGAATCCAGCTGGAGCAGCGTCCCCACCGGTTTGACCAACTCTATGCCCGCAATCCCAAGGAGTGGAATTTTTGGATGTACCGATGCGACATAGACGAGGACGGCAACCCATGCGGATGGGGGCGGGTTCTGGATTATATCGGGGTGCACTGGACCCCGGAATCTCTGCCAGCCGACCTCGAAAAGCAGCGGAAGAAAGAGGCCAAGAAGAAAAAGGAGGGCAAACCGAATGGATGACATCAAGGGCCTTATAACTAGGCTGCGGGCCAACAACCGAAAATCTGAGTGGAGCGACATCGACCGCTTAATGGGTGAGGCCGCCAACGTCCTGGAGGATATGGACACGCAGTTGGACGTGCTGGTCAAGGAGGACATAGAGGCCCAACAAGAGCTTGCCGGTTATCGTGCTCTCGGTACACTTGAGCACTTGCGAGCGTTGAGAGATAAAGAGGAATGAAGATCATGATCGAAACCTTGATATGCCCTCATTGCGGAAAATCGTTCTAAGGAGGGACTGGAATGACGTATTTCAAAGCGAAAAGGATTGCGAGGTGGCAGCATTACGTGTATCTGCCAAACGGCTTATTCCCCATACCGGCCGCCATCAAAAAGATCCGGCTTTTTGGCGCGGAGACAGACCGCGGCTATCTAGCATACCGGAAATACAACATAACCTGGTCATTTTTAGAATGCCGCGCGATGGTCATACCTCAGATGCTAGAAAGAGAACGTTTGAAGAAAAGCAAAAAGGAGGCCGCACCATGATCATATCCAGCCAGATCATCTCTATATGGGTGCTTTCGCTGTGCTTGGCGTTTTTGGCGGGGTGGTGTGCTAGGCGTGAGTAGAGACTATTGCCTGCACCCGAAATGCGACTGGGTGACGACCGGACATCCGTGTATATTTCCGTGCATGGTGCCCCAGAGGCGGGTGCTGGCGTCGGAACGCAAACTTACTAACGAGGATATCGCAAAACAGGTACATAACCGCGAGCGCATGAGACGTATGGTTGAGGAGGAGCGGGATGCGGGACTATCAGCCACATAAAAATAACCCTTACTGGTTGCCGAACACACTGTACAGACGAGTGTTGGTCACGGTAAGAGATTATGACCGTATGGTGGCGGAATATAAAGAGATCGTACATGAGACGACATCCGGAGATGGGCAGCCTTGCTCTTCGTTCCCAGGGGATCCGGTCGAACGCAAAATCGAGCGCATGGATCGAATTTGGCAGGATATTCGAGCCATTGAAAATGCGCTGATCCGTATACCGACCGAATACCGGCAGGGGGTGCTGCAGAACATACGGGATGGGGGATGGCCGGCGGATGTTCCGGCGCACTTAAATACATGGTCAAAATGGAGATGCTGTTTCTTGTACTGGACCGCCAAAAATTTGAAACTGATATAAATGAAAATTCGCCGAATTTCAGGCGGCATATTCCCCGGCATGTGCTACGGACGCCCTGTCTAACGTCCTGTGCCGCTGCATATACTATGGGGATTGGAAAAACAATATATTACAACTTTTGTTGAAATACGGGGAGGAAGATGGTAAAATGTCGGCAGAGGTGGTGTTGGATATGCAAAATGAGAACTGCCTGGTCAGTACGGCAATGTTGACCTCCATATGGGACAGCACCAAGAAGGATAGTATTGATATGCTGGTGCCGCTGGTACAGTATTGCGTTGCAGAAACCGTCAAAGTTGGGGAAACCGTTTCCGTGAGCCGACTTTTGAAAAAATTTGAAGAGGAATTTGCTTTTCGAAATTTTCCTCCCAAGGTTATGGAAAAAATATTGGGACGCTGCTGCAACAAAAAGGCATCAGATTTCCTCAAAAAGAGTCAAAGAGGCTTTCAACTGTCCAGAAGTTTGGAATCCGAACGGGAGGAGTTCAAAAGGCAACGCCGAGAAATCCAAGAGCAAACCGATAGACTCATCGCTGACTTGCAGGAATATCTGAAGGAACACCTGGACGAACAGCCGGACGCCAAACGCACTCAAGAATATCTGACAGGATTTTTGGTGGGCAATGGAACGCAGGTCATCGGAGATACCTCCGGACTCAAAGGTATGACTATGAAAAGTGGCCCGATCAATTTTTGGATCGCCTCCTACATCGTAGAACGTTATGAAGCCAAAAGTCCCATGTTTGATTATCTCTTGCAACATACCGGCGGGACGATGATTGCCCAGTCCTTTTACATGGATGAACGGGTGGAACGCATCGGCGACAGGCGTTTCAATGAACTGGAAGTTTATCTGGATTCGCCGCTGTTGTTGTGCGCGCTCCACTATAAAACCGATGACCAATACAACAGTTGCATTCATCTGCTAAGAACGCTGGATCTAAACAATGCCCGGCTGTGTTGTTTTGAGCACAATTTTCAGGAAATGTATGATATCGTCTACGACTATTTTAAAGGTCGGCGGGACAACGACAAAGTACTGGAGCATTTTGAGGTGCATGACTACACTTCCGGAGATATGGAAAGGATCATGGTACAACTGAGAGCCATGAGAGATCAGCGGAGGATAGAGGCAGACGGCATCACCATTGAGATCCGGAATACACCGGATTATGATAACGGGCGGGCATCGTATACCGATACACCGGAATGGTATTTGGATGAGAAAGGACTGAAAGATTCTCTTCTTTCCGACCATCGCTGGAATGAGGCTATGCTTGAACAGGATATTCGGTCTATCGCTGCGATCCAGCGTCTGCGCAAGGGGCAAACGGCCAACGATTTGTCCAATGCCCAATACATTTGGGTGACGGCCAACCGTCCCCTTGTGACCCGTACCAATACGTTCCTCAACTGCAAAAGCTATGAACAGGTCCCCCTATTGATGACCGATGTGGACCTGGCGGCCATCGCCTGGGTGAGATATGGAACTTTGGATAATCGAGAGGTCCCCAGGCTTCGACTCATCGAAACCGCCAGGCTGTCCCAGGAACCCACCACCGAAATAATAGAGCGTTTCAGCGAGGCCCTTCAAAAAATGAATCGGGAGGGAAGATGCTTGTCTCCGGATTATGAGGCAGTCCTGCGAAACAATTACCATCTAAAGCGCGAGCTGATGCTGCGCGCTGGAGGTAACGCCGAGGCTGTCACGCCACAACTGATCACACAGGTTGTGCAGGAAACATTCTTGCCGGAAATGGCTCAAAAAAATCAGAAAATGGAAGAGGCACTTAAGGAACAAGAGGAACAGCAACAGCAGATCAAAAACCAACTGGATGAGGCCATACGGGAAAAAGAGGAACAGAAGAAATCCATCAGAGATAAACTATATGATAAAGCGAAAAAGGATGCCCAAGGCATTGCCGAAAAAGAGGCCCGCAAGGCGTTTTTATTGGCCAGGAGCATTACTCTTACAGCAGCGGTAATTCTTTCTGTCGGCACTGCGGCGGTCGCCATCTGTACACTCCCAGAAAATTCCTATTTGGCTGTGGTCAGTCTGCTGCTGGCTGCTGCTTCGGTGGCGGAGTTCTGGCAGGCTTTTGCCCAAAACGGTTGGCCGCAGAAACGAAGGAAAAGGATCGAGAATAAGGTGTATGAGGAGGAATATCAGCGGCAGATTGAGGCCGTACTTAACACTCTGAACGATGAAAACAAGACGCCCAGCATGGTGTAAATTTTTCAAGTAACCGGTCTGCTGAAGCGGCGCGGTTTTCCTTTTGATGCGGAACCAGGACAAGTGTGTGACATGGGGAAAAAATCAAGTGGTATAATGAGTACGGTGGAAATCTATACAGAGGGCGTCCCTTATGGGGACGTCCTCTTTTCTGTGCCGGACATAATGGCCGGCGGATGGGTAGGCGGGAGCTTTTGCAATTGAGAGGTGGACGGATGAAAACCATACAGGCAACGCTATCGGATGAGATCGACACACTCAAAATCGAGGTGTTTGCCGATCTGCACATAGGGGACGCGCATTGCGATATGCGGCTCATCCGGGATCGCCTTCGGTCCGTACAGGATGACCAGGATGCGTATGTCATCCTCAACGGCGATATACTCAATAACGCAACCAAGACCAGTGTATCGGACTGCTACAGCGAGGTCTTGACGCCCATGGAGCAGATACAACAGGCGGTCGAGCTGTTTGAACCTGTCAAAGACAAGATACTGGCTATCACCACGGGCAATCATGAGCGGAGGACATACAACAAGGAGGGCATTGACCTCATGGAGGTTTTTGCCCGTCAAATCGGGTTGTATGATCGGTTTTCGCCCGCGTCTGCGCTATTGTTTGTGCGGTTTGGGTCATGCAGCCGCCGCAAATCCGCTGACCGCCCCATGACCTACACAATATTCGTCAATCACGGATCGGGAGGCGGCCGAAAGGAAGGGGCTAAGGCTATTCGGTTGGCGGACATGGCCTGTATCGTGGACGCCGACGTATATATCCATTCACACACCCATCTGCCGATGGTGATCAAGCAGGGATATTACCGGACATGCATCAGCAACAGCAGCGTAACGCCTGTGACCAAGCTATTTGTCAACACAGCCGCGGCATTGGATTATGGAGGGTATGGAGACGTACAGGAGTATAAGCCATCCAGCAAGGACACGCCGACCATCTATCTGGACGGACACAAGAGAGGGATGACGGCCAAGCTATGAGGATTTACATATCCCACCCTTACGGAGGGAATACGAGGGATAAATTGGAAATTGAGCGGATCGCCGAGATGTTGGCCGTTCATGACAAGGCCAACGTATATATCTCCCCTATACATTGCTTCGGATATCTCTATGACAAGGTGGATTATCTGCATGGCCTGGGGATGTGCCTGGAGCTGCTGCGGGTATGCGACAAGATGCTGGTGTATGGGGACTGGGAACACAGTACCGGATGCAAGGCCGAAATCGACTGCTGCAAGGCGCACGGGATCCCGTATGTATTGCATTGTGGGGAGGCATCGGAATGACGACGATTATTGTTACTGGAGTAGCGGCGATCGTGCTTGGTTTGGCGTATATCACCGCCAAGCATGTGGATTGAGCCTGCCTTCGGCGGCCAAAGGAGGTGAGCGGCTATGCCGGATATACGGGATAAACATGTGCAGAGAGCGGTAGCGGATGCGTATATAGCCAATGGCGGGAACAAGGAGCAGGCGGTCGTAGCTGCGGGATACTCCGAGAGGTATGCGAGAGGCAACGCGCACAAAATAGTGGCAAACAGTGGCGTTCAGGCGATGATTTCGGAGCGCAACCGGGAAATCGCGGATGAAAGCATTGCCGATATGCGGGAGATCAACCGGTTTTGGACCAGGGTAATGCGAGACGAAAACGAAAAGACGGAAAACCGTCTCAAGGCGTCCGAAAACAGGGCCAAAGCGACAGGAGAGTACGTGAACAATATGGCTTTGACTGGCGCAATTCCGGTGGTGATCTGCGGCGATGATGACCTCAAATAGGTTATACCTCCCGGACATTGTGGGCGGAGGGTACGGGGATTTCTGGCGGTGCCGGAAACGGTATCGTGTGCTCAAGGGGAGCAAGGGGAGCAAAAAATCCGCGACGACGGCCCTCAATTACATAACCCGCATCATGCAGTATCCGGGTTCCAATCTCCTTGTCATTCGCAAAGTGGGAGACAATCACCGCTCCTCAACGTTTGCACAATTGCAATGGGCCATCCATCGTCTGCAAGTGGACGGGTATTGGAAGGCCACAACCTCCCCGATGGAGCTGACATATACGCCGACCGGGCAAAAAATCCTGTTTCGCGGCATGGACGACGCCCTCAAGCTGGCCTCTATCACCGTGCCGAGCGGATACCTCTGCTGGGTATGGATAGAGGAGGCCTACGAGATCGCGAGCGAGGAAGATTTCGACCTCGTCGACCTATCCGTGCCAAGAGGCAGCATCCCGCCACCATTGTTCAAACAGACAACGCTGACTTTCAACCCGTGGAGCGAGCACCACTGGTTGAAGCGGCGTTTTTTTGATGTCCAGGCGGACAACGTGGCCACATACTCCACGACCTATTTGTGCAATGAGTGGCTAGACGACACCGACAGAGCGGTGTTTGCACGTATGCAGCGGGACAACCCGCGCCGCTACCGCGTGGCCGGACTTGGAGAATGGGGCGTTGCGGACGGGCTGGTCTATGACCGCTGGGAGGTACGGGAATTTGACGTCGAAAAGGTGCGGAAAATCCCCCTCATCCGTTCGGCGTTTGGGTTGGATTATGGATACACCAACGATCCCACGGCGTTTTTTGCCGGGCTGGTGCATGTCCCCAAAAGATTGCTGCTTGTGTATGACGAGATATACGAGCGCGGAATGAGCAACCGGGATATATACGACAAGGTATCCAGTAAGGGGTACGCCAAGGAGCGCATCATCGCGGACAGCGCCGAGCCAAAGAGCAACGACGAGCTTCGATTCCTGGGGCTTAGAGGCGTTCAACCGGCCGCGAAAGGCCGGGACAGCATCCTGTACGGGATCCAATATCTACAGGATTATCGGATCATCGTGCATCCGCGCTGTACCAACTATATCCGCGAGATCAGCAGTTATGCATGGGACAAGGACCGGGACGGGAACCAGACCAACAAGCCGGAAGATCGGAACAATCACTTGATGGATGCCATGCGGTACGCTATGGAGCCATATATACAGCGCCGTATACAGGCGCCGGAACCAAAACGCCGGTACGCTCCAACAGGAGTAACCGCGCGAGACATGCAAGGGGGGTGGGACGTATGACGATCATCGTGGCCGCAGGATGGATTCTGGCGGCCTTTCTTGTCGGGTATATGGCCGGCAGGTCCGGAGAGGCCCCGGAGCGTCGGAAGTCTAAAACGGCCAATAAAACCGAGATAACGGCCTCCGAAGCGGCCAAGGAAGAAAAGGCCGTGAGGGAGTGGCGGAATTTTTTGACCTACGACGGCACGGAACAGTCCGGGCCTGTCGAATAAAACGCCCTCACCATGGGCGGAAGGAGCATAGACATGGACGAGACCATCATGCAGACGGCGGAATCCCTACCAGAGGAGGAACCCGTAAGCACAGCCACCGCAGCAGCGGAACCCACGGACGAAACCGGGACGGCGGAGGATACCACACCGTCCGCCGAAACGGAGCAAGACGTGCAGCCCGGCGACGGGCAACCCATTGTGATCCCTGTACGGTACAACCACGAGAGCCGGGAGCTGTCGCTGGAAGAGGCGCAGATGCTGGCTCAAAAGGGTCTTAAATTTGACGAGCTATCCCCGACGCTGGAAAAAATCCGGTATTTGGCGGCGGCGAATCAAAAGAGTGTACAGGAGATGGTGGACGCCCTGGTGGAAGGCCAGGACAGGCAGCTCTATCAATCCATCCTCGAGGAGTGCAGCGGGAACGAGGCCCTTGCCAAACGGCTGTATGAGGCCGAAAAGGACAAATGGGACACCCGGTACGCCAATGTTCGGGAAGAAGAGGCCAAGGCCCCGGAAAGAGACCAGAAAGACCTTACGGCGAGGCTAGCCAACGAGTTTGTTGAACTCAAGGCCGAATTTCCGGATATGGCAGAGTTCCGGCAGGTTCCTCAAACGGTCGTGGATATGGCGATCAACAAGGGGATTTCCCTGACCGATGCCTATCTGCGCTACCGGAATACCGAAAACAAAAGAATCTCTGCGGCCAGAACGGCGCGAGAAGCGGCGGCGACTGCTTCTGCCGGGTCCCAGGCCGCGGGGGCGGGAGAAACCACAAACCCCACCATCGACGCGATGCTAGCAGGGGTTTGGAACCGATAAGGAGGATATGTAAATGGCAATCACCGACAGCACGATCAATTCCCTGGAATTCAATACCAAGCTCACCGGCGAGCTGGACAAGGCACTGGTGCAGGAGGCACAGACCGGCCTTTTTACCGACAATGCCTTACGGGCCCGATTTGTGGGCGGCCGCACGGTCCTGATCCCGGATCTGGATATGCAGGGCCTCGGAAACTATGACCGGGACGGCGGCTTTGTCACCGGCGCCCTGACGGTGTCGAGCGAATCCTACACGATGGCGATGGACCGGGGCCGGTCCTTCCAGCTCGACCGTGAAGACAATGACGAGACCGGCATTGCCAGTTTGGCGGGCCAGGTGCTCAGTGAGTTTGTCCGGACCAAGGTAGTGCCCGAGCTGGACGCTTATGTTCTGTCCAAACTCGCGACCCTGGCGACCACCAAGTCCCAGACCGTTACCGGTACGGTGGCGTCCCAGATCTACAAGATGATCACTGAGGCCATCAACAAGGTCCAGGCCGTGGCGGGCTACAGCGAGCCCCTGGTCTGCTTTGTGGACAGCACCGTGTGGGCCGCGCTCATGAACTCTGCCGAGCTGCAGCGGATGCTATCGGTTGGGGAGTTCAAAAAGGGTGCCGTGAACACCAAGGTCAAGTACCTCAACGACGTGCCGATCATTCCGGTATCGGACGACCGGATGAAGACGGCCTTTACCTTCTACGACGGCGTGACGGATGATAGCGGTTCCAGCGGCGCCGATCAGACCGGCGGCGGATTTGTCCCGGCGACTGGCGCCAAAAAAATCGGCATCCTGGTGTTGCCGAGGCGTGCCGCATCCCTGGTCAAGAAGTCCGAGCGGATTCGGACCTTCACCCCCGAGCAGAACCAGAAGGCCGATGCGTACCTGTTCCAGTATCGCATCTACTACGATCTGTTCGTCAAGAAGTCTCTGACCGGGACCGTGTACACGTACACATACTGATCCGACAGCCGCCGGGGAAACCCGGCGGCCTGGCGATCAAATTTCTTAGCCATTCGCAAAGCGAATGAGCAAAGACCGGGCCCGACGTTGACAGACGAGAAAAGACGCTGCGACCCGGTCATATATGCTCCCGAAGGCGCATGAGCCAAAGGGAGGAACGGAGGAAATGGGATGGACAAAAAAGCGTGGGACCCCGAAAGAATATTCGCGGAATATGAATCCGGCAGAAATTTCAAGGCCGGATTGGGCAGACACGGCCTGTATGAGCAGGGCAAGATCAACGAGCGCTTCTATGTGGGGGATCAATGGCACGGTGCGCAGTGCGGGACGGACCGCCCCCTCGTGCGGAACAATGTCATCAAACGGATAGGCGACTACAAAATGGCCGTTATCAGTTCCAACCCGGTCACGGTCAATTATTCCGTGGAAGGCGTGCCCAACACGATCGACATCCGCAACGCCGTTGTGAACGAAAAGAATGCGTTTGCAAGGGGGCAAATGAACGCATCGGCGGAATCGATGGGGTTGCCTCCGGAAGAAGAACTGAACGTCGTTATGTCGGCATTGACGGACTATTTCAAAACCACGGCAGAACGGGTGAAGCTCGATGACCTGAAGGAACAGACACTGCGCAATGCCTATATTGCCGGAACAGGCGTCTTATACACCTATTGGGATGACCGCATCCAAACGGGGCTATATGCAGACGAGAGCCGGACAGTGCCGATAACCGGGGACATCGCTTGCGAAGTGCTGGATATCGAGAACGTGTATTTCGGTGATCCGAATCAGTACGACGTGCAGGCACAGCCGTATATCTTGATCGCCCAAAGAAAGAGCGTCAAAGAACTGCGCATGGAGGCACGTAAAAACGGCCGTCCGGCCGACGATATCGACGCCATTAAACCGGACCGCGACACGGGATACATGGCAGGGGACCGGGCTGACGACGAACCGGAGGACAGCAAAAAGGCGACGGTTATCACCAAGCTCTGGAAGGAATGGGACAAGGACGGCGGCGGATACCGGATCAAGGCTTGTATGGCCGTCCGTGGCGCCGTCATCCGGAAAGAGTGGGATACCAGGCTGCGCCTTTATCCGATTGCGGTGTTCCGGTGGGAACGGCGGCGGAACTGCGCATACGGGGAAAGCGAGATTACGTATTTAATCCCCAATCAGATTGCCATAAACCGGATGGTTACCGCGTCGGTATGGGCGGTACTGATGCTCGGTATGCCGCTGACGCTGGTGAACAAGAACATGATCCCATATGCCCGCATCAGCAACGAGCCGGGACAGATTGTGGAAGTCGAAAACATCGGCACGGGAGAGAGCATCGGGAACGCACTCGGATATGTCAATCCCCCGAACTTTTCTCCGGCATTTGACAACAACATTTCGTCTTTGATTTCGAACACCTTATCGCAATCCGGTGCGAACGAAGCCGCGCTTGGCGATGTGAGGCCAGACAACACCTCGGCCATCATCGCCGTCCGGGAGGCGGCCACAATGCCCATGCAGACGGTCCAAAACCGCTTTTACTCGTTCATCGAAGACGTGGCGCGTATATGGGCGGATATGTGGGTGTCGCTGTACGGGAAACGGTCGCTGAAGATCGAGGACGAAAACGGTGTATGGTATATGCCGTTCGACGGAGAGGCGTACAAGAGCCTGATTATTTCCGCAAAAATCGACGTGGGAGCCTCGAGCATGTGGAGCGAGATCCAGAGCATCAACACCCTGGATAACCTCTTGGCGCAGCAGATCATCACGCCTCTGCAATATCTCGAGAGGCTGCCCAAGGGATCGGTTCCGGATGTAAACGGCCTTATCCGGGACATGCAGCAGGCCAGCATGTCGGCCGGGGCCGGCGTGAGCGCGCAGGATGTTGTAAATGGACTGCCGCCGGAATACCGCGCGGCGTTTGATGCGGCGTCGCCAGAACAACAGGCGGCCATGTTGGCCGAGATCGGGGTGACACAATGAGAACAGGGCTTGACGTTCTGAATCGTTCTATGCGCCTTTTGGGATATACAGACCCATCCGGAAATGTGGATCCTGGGTTATCGGCGGAGCTGTACAAGCGCGGCTTGGATATCCTCAACCAGGTAATGGCGGAAATCTGGCCGCTCGAAAAATCGGAGGACTTTGCGCCGCTGCTGTCCGTACACAATGAGATCCCGTTATCCTGGAGCGCGGTCGAAACGGTCATGACATATGGCGTGTGCATGTTTCTCGCCCAGGCGGATGGAGACGGTACGAATGAGCAATTTTACGCGGCTTTGTATCAGCAGAAGCGCAACGCTGTGAAACGGCTTGAAAGGCGCCGGGAAGACGCACTTCCGCGAGTATGGGAGGATTAAGACATGAGGATACCGAAACTGCCGGCGTGCAGCCAATACCGGGTTTCCATCCCCGCGCTCAACGGCGGCGTCAACCTGAACGACGCACCGAATCTCGTGGAAGACAATCAGCTGACGGACGTACAGAACATGTGGTGGAAGGATCAGGCGCTGCGTTCGAGGCCGGGATTTCATACAACGGAAGAGGACGTGCGGTATATCGGCGCAACCGATCAATCGGATTGGTTCAACTATCGTTTTTATCCTTCCATACGGGTTTACAGAAGCGGTACAGCATTCGATTATGTGGGGTGTTTCTACGAAAATGAAGGAAGCCGCGTTTTCAGCCATTTCGAGCTGTATTGCTTTAATGACAAAGGGCATTTTGTCTCCGTAAAAGGTCTGACGTTTGATTCGAACGGTTCCATGAGCGGAGATGACACGCCCTATGCGGACGACGTGTATATGTTCAAATCCGGTCCGTCCGACACCAGCATCGGCCTGTATATGCTGTTCAACAACGGGCAGATATACACCGTCAGCACAAGCGGCGTCATAACCCAGGTTCAGCCGTCCGATATGTATGCGCCTCTGGTGCTTGTCAACGCCAAGGGACGCGGGGAGTCTGACGTGGGCACTCCCGTAGTACAGACCGGTACTGTCTTTGAAGGATACAATCTGCTTTGTGGAGCGTTTCGAACGGCTTTCACAACGGACAACACCTATTCTTTCATTCTTCCGCAGGAAGGGCTGACGCAAAACGCCGGGGAAACGGTAACGATCCAGTATACAGGAGGTGCAGGATCCGTATTCACGTGGGAGATCCCGCCGTCGGAACAATCGGTATCGATCACAATCGGGACCGATCAGGTATACGCAGACTTCATTCGCGTTTCCGGACATCTCATGTTTTTAAAGGATGGGGTCACGCCATACCCGCTTCCCGCGTCCGTAGCCAACAATTTGATTATCACGGCCTGGAAGACGGACCCGAACGCGGTAAAGAAGATATCGCACATGAAGTTCTCGACATGGTTCGGCGGAGACCGGTCGGGTATCAACGGAGGCACCCGCCTTTTCGTCTCGGGTAATCCCGATTATCCCAATCTCGTGCATTGGAGCGACATCAATAATCCGTTGTATTTTCCCGAGAACAATTATGCGTACATAGGAGAATCTTCTCAGAAGGTTACCGGGTTCGGCAAACAATCGGATATTCTGGTGATTTTTAAAGAGCACGAAATATACAGCACGCAGTACGTATCTGGGAACGCTTTCACGGCGCAGGATGTGATCGACGGCAACCTTGTCGATGTCACCGCCAACACCGCTGTATTCCCCATTACCCCGATCAATTCGGGAATCGGATGCGATTGTCCCAATAGCATACAGCTCTGTAACAACCGCCTGGTTTGGGCGTCGTCGAACGGACGTGTCTATGGACTGATAGAAGCGAGCCAGTGGAATGAACGGAATGTCCGGGATTTTTCGGCGCTGGTATATAAGCGATTGTCGGCGCATGACCCGGTCGATCTCAAGAACGCGGTTTCGGTTGATTACGACGGGCATTACATGCTGTTTGTCGGGAATCGTGTGTATCTGCTGGACTATATGGATGCGGCGTTTCAGTACTATGCATCGTACACCGATGAGAAGAAAGCGCAGCGGAATATGCCGTGGCATCTATGGGAAATTCCGAGCGGCCTGAAGATCGAGGCGTTCATGCAGCATCCGGGATCGTTGACGGCCGTCGGATCACAGACGGTCACATATAAAAACCCGCTTGGTGCGACCATGACGAAGTTATACACCATCTTGTATTCCCTGGAAGGCAGCATGGACAGTACTGTGCAGATCAGTGCGCCGATCGAAGATATCACCGTCACGCAGCATCCGATTCGGTCCGGATTCCAGACCAAGATATTTGATTTCGGGTCTCCGGAACGCAAAAAGAAGATTCGGCGCTTGTATATCGGCATGGACGACGAGTCCGAATCCCGTGTGGCGGTATCGTATGTATCGGATAAAGGGAACCAGGACGATGTTTATGAATTGGTTCTGTATGGAACGGGCACAACCGTGGAACGCGCTTTGACACCCGGCGTTTCGATGTCGTGCAAGTTCGGCATGAAGCTAGACAGCAACGGCGAAATGGGTGTGAGCAATTTGGTTATTCGGTACGAGTTATGCGGGGAGGCGAAATGACATGGCGGGTTCGCCGCAGGATTATATCAACAAAATATGGGAAGAGTCGCAGAAAAACGCCGGATTGCTTCGTGACCAGCGCACGCAGACGGACGATGCGACCATTCAGCAGATAAACGAAGCGATCGACCGCGCGACAAACGCTTCGGTCAATCCTTACAAAACCCAGATGGAACAGCTTCCGGCGCAATATCAAAAGCTATTTGATACCAACGCCGTGCAGGAATTGGTAGGACGGAAACAGATTCAGGAAGCAATGGCCAACATGGGGCTGACGGATTCCGGATTGAATCGGACGCAGCAGACCGCGTTATCCCTACAGCGTGGAAACGCGGACTACAACACGAGGTTGGCGCAGCAGCAGAAAACCCAGGAATTGCAGGATAAGATTTCGCAGCTCATGGAGGCCGGAGCCGCCCAGAAACAGCAGCAGGAAACAACGATCCGGGGGAATACCGCCAACTGGTACAATGATCTGTTATCCAGCTATTACGGAAACGCCGTGCAGCAGGGAACCGACCTATACAACAACGACCAGGAGCGGACCGCTGCTTTAGCCGAAGCCAAAATTCAGCAGCAGATAGCCGCCGCCGAAATTGCTGCGGCAAAGGCACGGCAGGCCGCCGAAGCTACTTCGGCAAAGACACAGGAGAAAATCAACAGCTATTTGCAGAGGGCGGCATCCGGGGCCGGAAACGGCACGCTTATCAGAGATACCGCGAACACCACGCAATTCCGAGCGGCCATGATGACGCCTGGCGAGTTCTCGCGCAGGAGTACAACCAAGTCCAAGTATGGGAACTATGACAACTATATCAAATCGTTTCTGTCCGATTGGTACAACCAGAACAAGCTATCCAATGAAGAGTTCGCCTTCCTTCTGAATTATTACGGGCTATAGGAGTGATTCCATGGGACTGTCCTTTGATGAAATCAAGAGCAAGGTAACGGGGCAACAGAGAAGCGGCAAGGAATCCTTTGACGAAATAAAGGCCCGTGTGTCCAAGATGAACATGACCAGCTCACTCACGGCTGACGATGTGAACAACTGGTTTAAAAAGTCCCGCGAGTTGGCTGAAAAGACCAACCAATATCTGCATGATTCCAGTACCTATGACGGTTGGAGGGACGCCTCGTCACCATATGACGAGCTGCACGAGCACCGGCTTCAGGAGGCGTCTGTCCGGGCGTGGCTGAACCGTAATAAGGACGCTCTCGGAAACCAATATGACGCGCTGTCCTCCCAACTGGGCGATTATTCCGGAGGATTGGGGCGCCTTTCCTCCGGGATCCGGGACACGGCGGCCAATTGGAGAAACAGCCCCATTGGGGAGTTGGATACCTCCATTTCCGCGAACGAGAAAAAGCTGGCGGAGCTCCGGGCTCAGTTGGACAAGACGGGCGACCAGTGGCACAAAAAAACGCTTTATTCCCTATTATCCGAACGGAAGCCGATCAAAGACCAGATCAAGGCGTTGGAAAGCGAAAATAAGCAATTACAGGATGAACGCCGCCGGTATATAAAGGCGTTTGGAGAGGCCGGACTGATATCCAATCCGGAGGCCATGCTTCCAAAGCCGACGCTTGGCGATAACCTCAATGCGCTAAGACTGGACGCGGCAGCCGGGATATCAAACTTTTCGAACAGTGTATGGAAAGCGCTGGATTGGCTCATTCCGGATGAGATGATAAACAACGGAGAGAATTTCATGCGGGATGCATTCGACACGGCGTATGCTTCCCATAATCAATGGCTGGAAAAGGAAAATGCTGCGGATGAGAAAGCAAACAAGGCTGTAAAGTTTGTTGGCGACAATGTGGTGACGCCGCTGTTCAATTCGCTTCCCCATGCCGCCGTCGCTATGATGTCCGGAGGGGCGTCAGCCGTTCCATCGTTAGCCACGGCGGGAGCGTCTGCCGGGCAAATGGCGGCTGCATCCGTTGGCGCAATGGCTAAGAACCCGTCGTTTTGGGCGAGTGCCATTCCGACTTTTGGCTCCACGTATGACGAGGCGATCCAAGACGGAGCCAGCGAGCTGGAAGCCACGGCGACCGCGATTCTAAACGCCTTTGCGGGGAGCGCTATTGAAATATCCGGCGGTATCGAAACCATCCCCAGCAGCCCCCGAGGCATTCGCACATGGGTCAAAGGGATGCTCGATGAAGGAAAGGAAGAAGTCCTCCAGGGCATTGTTGGAAATCTGGCGAAAAAGGCCATATACGATCACGGAAAAGAGTGGATTTCCCTCGACAATCCGGATGCCGTTATCAATCCTCAGCGCATGCTCGAAGAAGGTGCCGGCGGCGTTGTTGTGGGCGGGATCCTCGGCGGAGGGATGCAGGCAGCCGGGGCCTTGGCGTCCAATAACAGGAACATCGGTCGGCAATCCGACCAGACGAAATCCGAATCGGTCGGTCTGGATGCTGCTGATGTATTCAAAAACAATCCAGATATTATGTTGAATACTGAGCTGGATACCGTTGATTCAACGACGATAAGAAATTCGGACTTCAGTACGGAAGCAAAGGCTTTGCGGTCGTCTATTGTGCGAGAAACCGGTAAAATAAACAGCGTGGATAATTCGGACATAGAAACGGTATCCAAAGTGGCCGAAAATACCGGACGTAATATCCGGTTCGTAGAGACATTAGGAGGCCGTAACGGTAAATACGACGCGAAAACCAACACGCTGTATATTGCGGCGGACGCAGCGAATCCAGTGAAGACCGTGCTCAAACATGAACTGACACACAGCCTAGAAGGGACGGCGGCATATAAGGAATTATCGGATTATATTGCGGACATGGTGGTAAGGGAAACCGGGATTAGTCTGGACGACATAATCGAAGCCAAGATCGATACTTACGCTTTGGAAGGAGAGACGCTGGATTCCGCCGGGGCTATGGCGGAAATCCTGGCGGATTATGTCGGGGATAACCTATTTACCAGTGAAGCTGCCATCCGGCGGTTATCGGCTGAAAAGCCTAGTCTGGCCCGACGCATTCTAGACTGGATCCGTGAAATGAAAACCCGGCTGTTTGGTACTGAGCGGGATAATATGCTGGCGCAAGCCGAACGGCTGTACCGCAACGCGCTCGTGGAGCCGGTTGCAAATAGAAGCGGCGTTCAGTACAGTGTCCAGCACAAGCCAGATGGTTCAAAATACGTTCTGATCGATACTGATCAGGATATCTTTGACGGCGTTCCGCGGCGGGAATGGCCCAAGGTTGCCAGGCAATATATCAACAGCCATTTCCGAGGAAAAGTCCTGCCGCTCGGCGATTACGATGCCGCGCGGGTGAAAACCAAGGCATCTGGTGAATTCACTCACCCGAGTAACCCTATATCTGTTTCATCTAATGAATTTGAAGCCAAAATGAAAGCCTCCACCGAATTGGACAATCTGATGGAGGCCGCCGAATATGCATACTCGGCAAAGGACACGAAATCCCACACGGAGGCTTCCCTCGGATGGGATTACTATACGGTGCGGTTTTTACTGGACGGGCAGGAATTCGAGGGGCTTATCAACATCGCCAATGGGGAAAACGGCCGTCAGTTCTACGACATGACAAAAATCAGAGAGGCCCCGGCTATAAGAGCGGAGCCCGACGCCTCTCTGGCACGGTCAGCCCCCTCATTCCGGAACCTCTCTTCCGACACCATTGTACCGCAAAGCACAGAGGGTGTCAATACCAGTATATCCGAAAACGGTCCGTATGATCCAAAATCCTCGATCGGATCAAGTAGCGGTAACACGGCTGCGGATATCAAGGCCATGGTGGAACGGTATGGCGCGATCAAACGGGGCGAGGCACCGGCACGGGATGTGAAAATCCCGAAGCGGACAAGTGACAATACCAAGGTACGGCAGCTTTATGACACGGCGGCGAAGTATGACACGAACACGGCCAAAGCGTTTGTTTCCGGGTTCGACGGGTCGCTGCCGATTTCGACCTATCAAACGGCGTTCGATTACTTCGTGACGCAGGCTCAGCACGGGGTTTCGTTGGAGGACGCTACGCAATATGCGGGGCTGATCGGGCAGATGATGTCCCCCATGTCCCGGCAGACGGCGTATTTCGCCGGACAAAACTTGCAATCGGCCGGCTCCCGTGATACCATGGGGGCAAAGAATGCAGCTACGGGAGGGATGAACAATGTCTCTGTTCGACAAGATACGGGTGCCGTTTTGGGACGAAGAGGATTCCAGTCTGACGACGGAGGAATACAGGGCAAAGATGGATCGGCAGGTGGAAGAGGCGATGAAGGATCCGGGGTTCGTGAAACGGCTGGAA